ATTATTAACTCTTTGAATCACCTTTGCACCCACTTTTAATATACCATTAATAGTTTTAACGCTGGGTGCATTTGGTAATAAATTATTTTGAATAATTTGATTAATTTCGGCAGTGGAGTTAATACAATCACTCTTTCGTGGGGTAATTATCACTACATTGTCAATTCCAAATTTATTAACAGCGTTTAAATAAGACTTTATACCTATATCCCTTAAACCTTCTCTATTGGTACGGAATTGATAAATTAAATCTTTATTGTCGCCAACTACCATCCGCATTTCTTTACGAGGAATAGGATCAATACCATCTCTTATCTTATTGGCATTAGTTAAAATACCAGACTTTTCAGCCTGCCTATGTACTTTATGTAGTTTATAAATAGTGAATTTATTTGAAAATTCTAAAAGGTCATTAAAAACATTACCGTAGCCAATTGGAGGAAGTTGTCGATTATCACCACAGATAATTACTCTTGTTCCTTGTTTAACGGCTGACAATATTGACAATGCCAATGGCACATTAATCATAGAAAACTCATCAATAAATAAAACATCAATTGGCAAAGGATTATGTGAATTATATTTAAATTGCTCTTCTATTGAAGAATCACTATCTTGTTGATATTTTAATAAACGGTGAATTGTACTTGCTTTGTACCCTGTGGCTTCTGTAATTCGTTGAGCTGCTTTTGCTGATAATGCACAACATCTAATTTCCATATTATTATATGTGTAAATATCAAGTAAAGCTCTTGTAATACTCGTCTTACCTGTACCTGCTTTACCTGTAATTAACACGACAGGCTTATTTAATGAACCCCTAATTACATCAAGTTGTGTTGCATCAAACTTAAATCCTTGTGATAATTCAGCGTCCCGAATTACTTTATCCACATAACTTTCATCAATATTCATTACAGTTCCATTATCTAAATTTATCACAGTTTCAAGAACAGCCATTTCTTTATTGTAATATTTTCTCAACCCTACATTGTTATTGTCAATCCATAAAAAGTTTTTAGACTGCCTTTGTGAAATTATAAAATCATCAAATTCATTAATGCACTCTGGAATATTGTCAATGACATCTTCTCTTAATTTTTGAAAATCTATATAAGTATCACCACTTTCCTCGCCAAGTACACTAAAATAATATTTAAGAAATGCAGTAACTCTTTCAAGTGAATTTTTTAAATCTGGTCTTATTTTGAGAGCCACTCCATCAGCCCTTTTAAATCCTAACCCTTTTACTTTGGTAATTACATAAGGATTTTTAAATATCTTTTGTTTTAACAATTCAGGCTGACTTTCAAGAGATATTAGTTTTTGACATATCGTGTTGCTAATACCATAAGGAGATAATAGTGCCAAAATATCTTTCATACTATAATTATTTATGATTTTCTGTTTGCATAGTTGCCATTTGTCATCATTAATACCTTTAATTTTATTAATGTCAACATCTTTATTTTTCATCACCCTTTGTACAATATCAGGGTATACCGAAAGTAAAGAATCTGCTTGCTTTTCAGATAAAATTGATACAAGAAAATTATATTGGTTTTTTTCTGAACATTGATTTATTTCTTTAACTGACAGAGGTTGATATTGCCAACAATTATATTTTTTATTATATACAGGAGTAGCTTCAACGCTATATATGCATCCACCAAACAATTGCTGCATTTCGCCACATAAAACAGAATAATAATATATTGATTTACCGTCATCACTGATATATTCTTTTGGATTTCCGTTAAAGTATTTAATTTCGTCTTGTGTCTTAAATGTATAAACTCCCCAACAAGAATTTTCATTATAATATCGTTCTTGACATATTTCAGCTTGAAAACACATAATATCTTTGTTTGACATTAACTCACCTCCTTCTTATCTAATGTATTTCTTTTCTCAAATAACCATCTGTTATATGATTTAACAGCTTGTACCTCACAACAATCCTTTGATCTTTTACAGCACTTTAAAACTACTCTCTCACCTCTATTAAGAAAATCAATATATCTCTTATATACTGAACTCCAAACAGTCACCTCTATAATACCGTTTGTTGAGTATAAATTAATAAATGCGAATTGATTTTTATATCGGTCTTTTTTCTTTTGAATTCTAGCAATAACACCAACAAGTGTACATAAACATCCTTCTTGTACATCATTGTATATCGTATTACAATATTGATAACTTTCATTAAATGGGTTGTCCGTTAAGAAAACTGACAAAGCACTAAATTCCCAGAATTTTTCATCTTGACCATATTTATCAATATAAATCAACAATTGTTTTTTTTCTTTTTGTTCTTGCTCAATATCAAACTCAATTTTTTTGCGTAAATTATACTTTCTTAACCTTTCTGCTTTGTCTTTAACAGTATCAGTATCAATACCCATATTTCTTAATATTGACAATGAGGGTAATGTTTTTACAGGTTTGTATTCCTTGTGTCCTATAATATATTTTAAATATTTAATTAGCAAATTTTTTTTATTATTACAAGGAATTGCTCCAGCCTTAATTAAAGAAACCATCTGAGTTTTTGTTGGTGATACTCTTTGCAAAAAATCATAAAAATTATGGAATGTACCATTTGCTTGTCTTTCATTTAAAATTACAGAAGCTATTTTTTCGCCTATACCATTGATGGCAGACAACCCAAACATAATTTGTCCGTCATACACAGAAAATCCGCTTTTTGATTTATTTACATGAGGTGGGTTGATTATTACGCCAAATTGTTTTGCATCCATAATGTATTTATTAATTGCACCATAATCATCTTTATTTTTATTAAACAATGCACAAAAAAACTCAACAGGATAATGAGCCTTAAGATATGCAGTTTGATAAGTCAACATAGCATAAGCAATACTATGAGCCGAATTAAACGAATAACCACCCATTTCAGCCAGATTATTACTGATTTTTTCAGCTAAATCTTCACCATAACCATTATTGATGATTTCATTTTTTAATTTTGCTGATTCTTTTTTTACAAGTTCAATATTTTTCTTACCAATAGCTTTACGAAATAAGTCTGCTCCACCATAAGTCCTGCCACCAAATACTCTTGTAATTTCCATAACTTCTTCTTGATATATTAAACAACCATAACTATTTTTTAAAATAGGTTGCATATCAGGATGTATGTAAGTTATATCTTCAGGATGTATTTTATTATGAATAAATTGGTTTACCATTCCCATACTGTCAGGACGATACAAGGCTAATACTGCCGAAACATCATCAATGTTTGTTGGCTTTAATCTCATTAAAATATCTTTCATTCCTTGACTTTCAACCTGAAAAACGCCATCAGTTTTACCACTGGCAAGTAAATCATATGTAGCTGTATCATTCATAAATTCACTATTACTTGCACTGAAAAAATCCGGATTTAAATTCAGCGAATTAATAACTTCCTGAACTATATTTAAAGTTGTCACACCAAGAAGGTCAAATTTAATGATACCAATTTCTTCAATTACTCTTTTGTCAACTTCTATAACTCTTGCATCATCTTTGCCTCTATGTATAGCCATATAATCGGTTATTTTAGTGTCAACTATTCCTACACCACCAGCGTGCATTGATACAGTTTTTACTCTTCCACTTATATGTTTTGCTATATCAAACAATTCAGAATATTCACCATATTCTTCTATGATTGACGGATCATTATCTAAGTTTTCTTGAAAATCGTTATACACAAACTTCTTGCTTAATTTATCAGTAACTTTATATGGTATGCCCAAGACCTTACCAACATCTTTAATAGCCCCTATAGGACTAATATAACTAAAGTTGATAATTTGACATACGCTATCAGAACCGTATTTGTCCATTAAATAAGCCAGAACTTCTTCTTTTTTATTAAAATCAGTGTCGATATCAGGCATCGACACTCTTTCCGGATTTAAAAATCTTTCAAAAATCAAATTATGTTCTAATGGATTGATTGTAGATATGCCAAGTAACCAATTAACTATTGAGCCTGCACCTGAGCCTCTGCCATATCCTACTGCTATGTTATGAGATTTAGCATAATTAATGTAATCCCATACAATTAAGAAATAACCACTAAAACCCATTTGATTAATAACAGATAATTCATATAACAATCTGTCTTTATATTTTTTTTCTTCCTCAAAAGATAAATTATTCAATCCAAATTCTTGATAACCCTGTTCACATAAATACGATAAATATTCATAATCATTTTTATACCCTAATGGTATTGGATATGTAGGCAGTTGAGGTTTTTGAAATGGCATATTAACTATATCTATCATATCAGCAATTTTAACAGTGTTGGCTAAAGCAATACTCACATTATCTTTACCTATCTGTTTGTCCATTATAGTATGTATTTCGTCAACAGATTGCATATAACAATCTTTATACACTTCTGATGCAGTTTCTGTATCATGAGCTATTTGTACAAAATAACTTTGATAACGCAAATCTTCCTCAGTTGCCACATGGGAATCACAAGTGATAATAAATTCTGTATTAGTTTTATGAGCAAGTCTTAATATTTTTTGATTATACTCACATTGTTCAGAAACATCGTGTGATTGCATTTCAAGATAAAAATATGGGAAAATTGATTTATATTCGTTTACATACTCAATACATTTATCAAAATCTTTTTCTCTTGACAGCTTAGAAGCAAGACACGCTGATGTAATAATTAAATCGTTTGCATATGGCTTTATAGCATTTAAATCTACTCTTCCATGATAATAATAACCTTCAAATTCTCCTTTTGTAACAAGTTCATTCAAGGCAATTCTACCTTGCTCATTTTTTGCTAAAGCAATCAAATGAAAATATTTGTTGTTCGGATCATTAACCGTCATATCAAATGCTTCATATAACTCAACGCCATATATCATTTTAATATCAGGATATTGAGCTTTTAATTTATCAAAATACACCCAACTGTATTCATTGCCATGCTCAGTTATTGCAAATGCAGGACTTCCGATTTCTTTTGCCCTCTTTAAATAATCTTCAGGGTGACCATAACCATCCAATAAAGAAAATTCAGAATGGTTATGTAAATGTACTATTTTTTCCGTCACTGTTCATTATCATCTCCAACTACTTCATAATCGTCTACTATGAATTGACAAGTAATAATACCATTGAATACATTAATATTTGTCTTACCGACTACATTTAACATTACTTCTTCAGTATCACTAAAATCATCAAAAAGATTACATAATGAATCGCTTGCATTATCAACACCAAACTTAACAAAAGACACTCCGTTATCAGTTTCAATACGCCAATTATTGAACTGCTTACCCATAAGATTGAACTGGCTTCTTTTCACTAATAAATTAGTTACTAAAATAATAGGCTCATCTATATTCTGCCCATAAATATCTGCGGAATCATCTATACGCTTGACAACACCAGTGTCCATAAAGTCGGCAGTGATAATAAAATCACATAATATAACTGACTCATTTTTAATTGGTAATGAGTTTAATTCACATATAGTTTTCTTAACATTTTTACCGTATATCTCAACACCAAAGGCATTGTCGTGTCCCTGTACTAATTTAAAAGTATCTGTTTTAGCCAATAATTCTTTAAAACTATCACAACTACTATTTTTGTAATTTCGCCCAGAACCTCTAAATAAGCCATCTTCTTGTGCTTTTCTTAAACATAAAGTCGGTTTTTTATATTTTTCTGCTATCTTCATAGCCATAATACCTGTTAATGATTCGTCAATCCCCATATGTGTTGTATTAACGAGCAATACTTTGTCATTTAAAGAGGAGCTATTGTTAATTACATTATACACATTTGATAATGCTTTATTAATTGCGTTTCGTTGCCTTGCTTTAGCGTTATTGCAAAAACGAGCAACTCTATCATAAATAG